CTCCCTTCGTGTCGGTGCTGCCTGATGACTGATCAACCGGGTTTGAAAGATTGTCATTGATACCCTTCGTATCTCCCCGCAATGGTGAAATGGCTTCAAACTTGGTAGCCGTGTTCATGATGCTTGTGCGCTGATTGGTTGTATTTGGTTCAGCGCGGCCATTAATAGACAGATATTCGTAGGAATCAAACCCGCTCTTTAAATCTACCGGCACCAGTTCGGGCATTACCACGGATTGAATATCGTATCGATTCAACCTGTCGGAGATATTCAGGGCTTCAGTGTTTTGAAAGAAATACGCGTACTCCTCAATTCTTATCCTTGTCGTTCCAGAAATCGTTTCAAAGGAATACCCCACGTTGTAAATGGCTTTGACAGCAGCAAACAGTTTTTTGAAGTTCAGGGCAAGAGGACTGTCAGCGTTGTCAAGTGTTACCCCTCTTTGATTCATGCCCGACTGAATATGCGCAAATCGCTGCGCGTTTTCGCTCGGATACATCGACCCGAAAGCATCAAAGGCTACGTCTGTACGGCCAAGGAATTCCGAATAAATAGGATACTGCGTATCAAGAACATGCTGACAAGTGCGCTCAAGTGCTTCGTAGATTGGAAAGCCCTCTGTAGTTGTTTCCGGTGAGTTGGCCACAGGTTCTTCTATACTAATTACCGTATACTCGCTATACGCCGTATAAGAGGCATTAACCCCTTCTGATCTTACAACAAGTTTTAGGTCATTACCTTTTGAAACATGCACGGTAATCGCGCCGTTGTAAATGTATGTCCGGGCATCTCTGCCAAATCCGGCAATATCATTTGTTCCTCCGTCTACAATTGCTCCGTCCGGGGTGGTCTCGATAATCTGAACCCTGTAAGGCTCTTCAGATCCGGGCCAATAACGTTCAGAAACGCGCATGTTAAACTGATAGTGGATATTTAAATCCCTATCAAAGTTTGAAGCCTTAAAAAACGAGGGAATAATCGAAATATTTTTCATATTCGCTACGTAGACTACTCCCTGAACCTCCGGAAGATCAGATTGAATTTTGCGCATGGGAACGGAAGTGTAGGTAACGACATTACGCTGATGATACAGCCCATAGCTCCCTGAAGTATCCTGAAGATTTGCGTTAAAGGATACATAGCTGATTGGATAAAACAGTGTTTTTTTAAGCTTGTAATATTCGTTGATTGTAAACCCTCCAATGCTTGTGAGGTTCATCACGTTGACATCAACATCTTGACGGTTGTCCAGCTTGGTTTGCGTGGAGCTGTTGATCGCTTTGACTTTGATACCGAAAGCGGCAGTGCCTACCGTGACAACTTCATAGAAATTAAAGTTGATATCAAAGCGCATCGGAAACTCAACATAATTACGAATAGTTCTTTTCCACCAATAAATTACCATCGTGCAGGAAGCGTTCAGCTCAGATGCTTCAAATAGTTTTCTCAGAAGGTCTGCCCCGTTGCCGATAAAAGTCAAAGAGTCGAGTTGGAAAGTGGAAAATACTCCACCCGCGTCAAGATCGCGCTTGATGGTAAGTGTTCCGGAAGCCCATTCCAAAGGTTCCGGGTCACAAATGACCGTCTCCGTATCGCTGATCAATTTGAACAGATACTTTGCGGGTGTTGCGCTCTGGATGTCGGCTGGCCACGTCATGATTGGGTGCGGGTTAAGCGGTTCAGATAAATGGTTTGACTGTGTGATGTTGCCTGACCAATCTGCCTATGGTCACGATCATAGATAGCAACTGGTTTATCCATGATTGTCCTATTCAGTTTTTCAAGCCCCTGCAAAATTCTTTCGTCTGTCATTGCACCGCCATGATTTCCCCGGTCACTCGCGCTAATCATCCGTTCAGTTTCATGGTTGGGTATGATCCGTGCGCCTTTGAACCTGTTTCCCTCGAAGTAGGTGGCTTTATCGGCCATCATCATTCCTCCATCACGCAGAAACATCAACTCCCTTCCGGCCTCTCCGAAAATACCTCTGTACGGTGCGTTGGAAGTTCCCTGTGCGAACTTAGGCAGGGGTTGAGCAAGGACTAAGCCTTCCTGAATTGCACCTAAAGCGATATATAGTGCCATAAGAACTGCCCCCCCATCTTTTAATCCCTTGGTTGCGGCAATTGCAGTATTAATTGCAATATCAAACATAGCCTTCGTTTTATCATTTTTGGCTTGTTTTAATTTAATGTCATTTTCCTTCTTCGTGTATTCTGCCTCAATGGCCGCCTTCTGGGAGGCAGTTAAGTGGGTATTAGATAATTTTGCGTCCTTTTCTTTTTCAAGCGTAGAAATTTCATTTGAAAGACGCTCTTTATTAAAATTAAAAATTGAATTAAGTGCTTGCTTGGCTAAATCTAATTCTGCCTTTTGAATTTTACTTTTTTCTTTTGCCGCATTTTGTTCTGCCTTAAGCACATCCTTTGCCCCTTGAATTTGTGCATCCCTATAATCCTGACTACTTTTTAGCCCATCTTTCTCGTTTGCTAAATGATCACGCTGAACCATTTTATCAAGGCCAGTTTTGGCATAGGCCAATCTTTCAGCGGCGGCCAGTTCGTCTTTTTCTCTCTCTTCTCTGTCTTTCGCTATTTGAATTTCAAAACCCGATTTTAGTGATTCGTTCCTTTTGTTGGTAGCGAAATAATTTTCATCCGCTTGCTGAACTTTCGCATATGAATCCACGAGCGGTTTAAATGAGTCTGATCCTCCAATCAAATCCCACATCTTTCGATAGGCCTCATTTGTTTCAAGTGTTTTATTCTTTTGCTCGTCACTAAGTGCAATAAAATCACGAATCTGCTTTCCTGATAAGCCAGAATTTTTGGCGGTTAATGCGGCTTTATCTGTATCAATTTCAAATTGTTTTTGAGCAAATGTTATTTCCTGATTAGACATATCTCTGCTCATTTTCATAGCAGTATTGAGATATGCAAGTCTTTGTTCGTCTGTTTTATTCTTATCTTTTGAAAGGAACAGTAACTTTTGCATTTCGTCCTTTTCTTTTGCCTCCTCTGCTGCATGAAGAGTGACCGCCTTAGTCAAGTCACTTTGCCTATCAACTAATTCCTTCGCGGCCTTGGTAGCTTCGCTGATTGATGCCCCCACCCCGTCAACTGATTTCCCGAATAAATCAACGGCCTCGCTCCAATGCCCGTGAAATAAGGCCTTAAAAGCCTCAATAACCGTCGTTGTTCTTTGGCGTAAAACTTCAACTACCGCCCCAAGTTCAGCCATTACCTCCTTAACAAACTTACCTCCTGATGCTGTAGAGGTAAACACAGCAGCAAGCCCCGCAAATACCGCAACAATTGCCGCAATAGCCGCCCCAATTGGATTGGCTATTAGTGCCCACATGGATTCGCCAACAGATTTTAAACCCGCTACAACACCTCCAATAGGACCCGGTAATTTACCAAGTTGATCTGCATATCCTCCTACCCCTCTCTGGTGACGATTGGTCGCTTCTTCTGCATTTCCAATTTCACGGCTTAATTTATTTATCTCGTCGGCGGCAGCTTTCGTTCTTTCCCCTGATTTATCGTAAGCCTTCGTAAGCTCGGCTAACTGCTGCCGCATCCTGACAAGTGACCCTTCTTCTGCTTCTTCGGCTTTAACCGCATCGTTAATGGCTTTCGTTTTCTCTTGAATTGCAATTTTATTCTGGATGAGCGTAGTCATCCGGCCATCTTCCAAATCCTTCAACTTCTGTTCACTGGCCGCGAGTTGTTTAGCCAGTGCATCAAGCTGTTTTGATGTTTCCGTAGTTTCTTTCTGTACTTTTGCTACCAAATTAAGCGTAGCCGCGCTCTCGCTGATAGATTTGTTGCCATCAGCAATAGTTTTGACCAGTCTTAAATAACTTGCAGTCGTGTTATTTAAGCTGGAATCAAGCGAATTTAATCCCGCATTGATCTGCTCTATCTGGAGTATTTCATTCGTACTGGCCATCGCTTTGCTGTTTTTGTGATCTGATTCGCTCTTCTGCCATCTGCTTCATTGAAATGAAGTTTATCAGGCGCATATCTTCGTTAAGTGGCTGCCCCATGTAGTCAAAAATCGAATACAAAACCTTTGTGAGCGGTGTTCCTTCCGTTGGGGCAACCTTGGGCGGGAACATCTCGCGGTGTTTGTCTATCCTGAACTGAACATATTTGGTGAATTCCTCGAAATCATCCGGGCTGTTGATTTCTATACCGGAGTATTTCTTTACCTCTGCAAGCACTCTCTCAAGCTGCTCGGACTCTTTGAAATCTTTGTCCAAAATGATCTTCCAGGCGTTGATCTTACTCTTTAAATTCAACTCTATTGTGAGGGCTTTGAACAGGGCTTCGAGGATCTGCAAACGCCGGTATGAAATCTGCTGATCGATATCTTTCTCTATCTCGTTGGCCGTTTCTCCCCCAATTAATTCAAATATCTCAGCGCACAGCGAATCAAGTTTCTTCCTGCACAGCAGCATTGGCATAGCCCTGAACTTCATCAGTGGCCTTGGTGACTTGGTTGCGTCCAAATCAATCACATTGCGAAGGGTAATTTCATGCAGGGACTTGATCATCTGAATACTTTTTTTAAGAAATCATTGATAATTGCGGCTCCGTTGATCTCTTGCGCTTTGGGCTGGTTCTGAGGTGAGACTCCGAAAATCTTACCGTAATTAACCGGCAGATATTTCACCAGGTCATTGTCAGAGGAAATGATGTACTCCTTCTCCGTAGGCATCGTGAAAAACATTGCAAACTGAAAGTCCCCTCTCAGGTAAAGATTTGGCGTGCTCTTGCCCGTAAGTTTTGCATAGGCCGGAGTGAGACGCGTAGATCCGGTTTTAGCATTGACAAGAGGTTGATCGTTGGCATCGAGAGAGGCAAGCATCTGCGTCCGGTTCATGTTGACCATCAGATCACCATTTGCCTCAAGAACATTGATCACATTGTCCTTGAAATCGGCCATGTACTCGTTTGATTTGCGCTGTATGTCAACAATTCTGTTCATTCCTTTTAAAAATTAGGGGGAAATGACCTAACAAATCCCCCTATGTTTTAACTCTGCGCTTCTGCTTTTTTGGGCTTCTTCTCAGGAACCTTTACTCCGAGGACCTTCGCGATCTCTTCAGGAGTCTCCTTGATCTCTTTCAGGCTGTTCTGGTAGAAGGAAAGAAACTCTTCCCACTCCCATTTAGCCCAATCGAGTGTCTCGTCTACATCTACGTTTCCGAATTTCACGGTGTAACGATATTCAGGACGTTTGACAGATAGGTGATGTGAGTAGAGGCAACTGCATTGGCCTGGATCTCGAAAGCTCCGGTCATTTTGGCCGCGCTGTTCAAAATGGTCAGCGTGTAGATGCCCAATGCCGACTGAGTGGCAGAAATGGCAGTACAAGCACCTCCCGCATCGGCACTAAGAGAAACAATCTCCCAGTTGGCGGTTGTGCCAAGACCGGCATAAGGCTCGCTGGATGCCCTCTTTGTTGCTTTCACAACGACAGTACCTCCGGTAATCTCATAGGGAGTGATCACCTCAATGTTGATACCTACCGGCACAACAGAGGCAAGATCCCTGCGGGAGAAGTCTGTTTTAAGCGGACTGGCAGATTTCATCTGCTCAACATCGTCAAACATGATGACAAACTCATGCGCTTTTTGCTTCTCCGCACCTCCAGCTTTTGGGAGGTCGTAGTTTACGAACAGACGTCCGCAGAAACCGATCTGAAGTCCGGCAGTAGTCGTGGGGGCAAGAATCT